TGATTTACCCCCACTAGTGGTTAATGATGGAGTTACAGTAGCAAGACACGTTAATCTAAATGATAAGATGAAGAATATTGGTGCTAAACTTATGATTGAAGTTGCCAATAAAGCACAACAAGGTGCGGGTGATGGCACTACTAGTTCAATTGTAATTGCACAAGCACTAATTAAAGAGTGTATGGAGTTAAGTGGGCAAAGTGGCGTAGAGATAAGAAGTGAATTAGAAACTTGTCTTTTACATACAAATGACATATTAGATTCTATGGCAAGGGAGATTGAAGTACAAAGTAAAGATTTGTACGAAGTAGCCTTAGTGAGTGCTAACAATGACGAAAATGTTGCCAGTCTTATTGACAAAGCAATTAAAGCAATCGGTAAAGAGGGTATTATTACCATCGAACCTTCTCCTTATGGAAAAGATGACCATAAAATTACCAATGGGTACGAAAGCAAGAAGGGTTATATTAGTCCTCTAATTTCTAAGGTAATGGGAAAGAAGAAGAACTACGAGAATCCACTATTAGTGTTTTCAAATACAGAGGTAAATAATTTCTCAGAATTGTTACCAGCATTGGAAATATCAGTAGAAGAAAAGAGACCTATTATCTTTATGTTAAAGTCGGTAACTCTTCCTGTTATTAATTCATACCTAATGAATCAGATGAATGGAAATATCAATGCTTGTCTTTTACAGGCAGAAGATATATCTTTCTGGCAGGATGAAAGAATGGGAGACTTAGCACTATTGACTGGTGCTAATTTCTATGATACAGGTTTGAATATGAAGTTAGAAAGTCTTACTTTAGAAGACATGGGAACTTGTGGAGTTGCTACTGTTGGTGAAAACTTTTCATCATTTGTAGACTTCGATAAAGATGACAACTTGTTAGAGGAAAGATTAAATGCAATTGAAGTGGACATTAGTTTGTCAGACAATGAATTTTATCAAAAGAAATATTATGATAGAATGTCTAGACTAAAAGGACACGGTGCAGTAATATATATTCACGGTATTTCTGAACAAGAAATTAGAAATAAAATGGATAGAATTGATGATTGCTTAAATGCAACAAGAGCCGCTTTGAATAATGGAGTTGTCGTAGGTGCAGGTTTAGCATTGTACGAAGTAGCAAATCGAATTAGAGATGAACTATCTATTAATGATATTACTTGTGCTTACATTAGGGCAATTGAATCTGTTTTCTGTAAGTTATACCACAATGTTACTGGACAAGAATGTAAATCTGCAAATGTGTATAACAATTTCGATAACGGTTATGTATTCAATGGAAGAACTAGAGAATGGGTGAAAGATGATAATACTATTATTGACCCTGTTGATGTAGTGAAATCATCACTACAAGCCTCAATTAGTGTGGCTAGTTATGTAATGACAGCAGATTGTATTATTGGTGTTAAAGATGAAAAGATGCAATTACTGTGATGGGTCAGGAATGGCTATTGAAATGAGTTGCCCCGCTTGTAAAGGAAAAGGGGTATTAGAAGGAGATGAAGAAAATGAATTGGACAGAAAAATACAGACCGAAAATAATTGATGAAATAGTAGGACAAACTAAATTTACTACTGATGCTATAACGTGGAGAGAAAGGGGAGATTTCCCTAATGTACTATTAGCAGGAAGACCAGGAACTGGTAAGACAACTGCGGCACACGTTTTAGGTAACGAGTTTTTAGGTGATGATAAGTCATCTGATTTCTTAGAGATTAATGCTAGTCAAGATAGAAAATTGGAAACAGTTAGACAAACGATTACTAATTTTGTAAATTACGGTTCGGTTTCTAATAACAAAATCAAGATTGTTTTGTTAGATGAGATTGAGGGAATGACTAGAGATTCCCAACGTGCATTAAAGAGAACGATGGAACGAGCAACGAATTGTCGGTTTATCATTACCTGTAACGATGTTTACGGTGTAGATGAAGCGTTGAGAAGTCGTTGTGCTAATTATACTTTCAACCCAGTATCTGATAATATTATTACAGATATGTTGAAGGTAATTAGTGAAGAAAATGGAGTAGAAATGGCTCTTGAAGATATAGAGACTTTGGTTGATGTTTCTGGTGGAGATATGCGACGGGCAATTAACGAATTGCAAGCGTGTATTTATTCTGGAAAGACACCTGAAAATATACATCGAGAGAATATAATTCCATACAAGTTATGTATACAGAATAGCCTAGATGGTAAGCAAGAGAAGTCTTTGGATTTCTTGAATCGCTTAGTAGTTGCAGGACATTCTGTAAAGGATATATGTAATAAACTCCTACAATCTATATTAGATATGGATTTACCACCTAGCACTAAGTTTAAGGTAGTAGCCCTAGTAGGAGAAACAGAATGGAGAAGCCGTAGTGTGTCTCCAAAAGTTTTAGTGGCATGGTTCGTGGCAAGTATAAAACAATGAACAAAAAAAAGGAAGTGAAAAAAATGATTGAAAGAGTAGAAAAAGAATTGAAAGGTCTAGCAAATAGACTAAAGATTGAAGAAGAAGAAATGTTGCTTAAGTACAACGAGATTGCATCAGCCAATGGTATTGATGTTAATGAAGAACGACAACAATTGGTTGCTCTAACTTTAGTTAGAAACCATGTACGAGGTGTATTATCCTCCAACCGTTCTTCTACAACATCAACAGGATATGGAAATCATGGACATGGTTTCTTTGTTGCTATCGAACCAACACGGGATATTATGGAATGGCGACGTAAGACTGTAATGAACAAGTATCGTTCAGATTCTTCGCAAGCCCTTAATGATGAAATTGTTGCAGAGATTGTTCTTGAAGAGGGCAATTATGTAAAGACTCAAGTATTGAACGGTGAATGGGAAACAAAGACAATTGGAGGATTACCACCTGCCGCTATGGAAACTGGTGATAATACTTGGATTGTTCCTGTTGATGCTGTAAAGACATGGGCTAGTGGTGATAAGAATAAGAACTATGGTCGCCCTTTACCTAAGGAACAGTTTCAATTGAGAGCGCATTTTGTAGGTGCAAAGCAAGGTGAAGATTACCAACTTTGGACTCTACAATTGAAGAACGAAGCGGCTAAGAATTTTAAGGCTAACACCTTTGAATGGGTTACATTGTATGGTATCTTCAATGATGAACGTAATGCTATCTATGGTATTCAGAATAAGACATTACAAAGTCTAACCGCTTTGGATAATCTAGATTCAGAAGACCCTAGATTTGCTGATGTTTCTGATAAGGATATTGAAACCCTATTGGTTGAATGTATGGCAGAATATTTGGGTGATTTAATGGAATTAGATTCGTTCCATGAAATGATTAGTCAAAAGCAAGGCACACGCTTGATTGTTACTGATGGTATTGTTACCAGTCAAAACTTGACTGTTAATGAAAAGACAGGTAATCGAGTTATGTGGATTGAGCCACTAGATGCTTCATACGGATTTGATGATGATGATATACCTGATTCAACCCCAGTATGGATTCCTTCTAACATTAAGATTGATTTCGGTGCAGGTTCAGATGTTATCATTGTGGGTCGTACAAATCAAACTCAAAAGAAGGATGATGATGGAATGCCTATTGATGGAGAATACAATCCTGTATCAATTAATCTCTATGGTGTATTTGCTAGAACCTCAATGGGTGCTGTCGAAGAAGTAGAAGATGCAGGGGAAGATTTGAACTTCTGGTGATATTCAAATGCCCGTGTAAATGTTGGCGGGTGAATGACATTCAAGTAGGTGCAAAGCCTATACTCAAGGAGAGATAAAAAATGATAGTAAAATTAAACGAAATATTGCTCGATATGACAGAAGTTGAAAGTATCGAGTGGAAAGAGAATATGGAATTTGACGAGAATTATAACGTTAGATTTCATATGAAAAGTGGAAAGATGTTCTCACGTATGGTGCATGAAAACCAACTTAAGCAATTAGAACAATACTTTGAAGGTGATGAATAATGGTTACAGAAGAAGAAAAGTTAATTGCTGAAATGGATAATTTAATGGCAAATGTACATGAAGATAGGAAACTGATTATCAGGGGTTTATTAGACATTAGAACTTCAGTTCTAGAGTCTCTTAAACTATTAGATGATGAATTGAAAGATTTGGGTGTAGACCCCAACGAAAAAACTACAAATGAAACGGAATGGTGAAAACAATGGGAATAGGAAAACAAGGACAAGCAAGCAAGTTGAATGATAAAGCAAAGAAGGAAGATATTAAGTCTGCCTTTATTGAGGCAAAGCGTAACGCCTTTATGCAACGAAAGAAATTAATTGAACAACAATCTGGTTATCTACTATGTGGTATTAGCGGAGACCCAGGAACTGGTAAAACAGGACTATCAATTGATTGTAGAACAGAAGAAGAAAAAGAAACCCATTGGGTATTTATTCTAGACTTCGATGAAGGTGCGGAACCTACATGGAGACAACATTGGTCAAGTGATGATAAAGTGTTTATCTATAATCCTCATGTATACAAAGAAGATATGACAGTAGACTATATGGCTACTGCTGATATGGCTAGATTCTTTATGGGTATGGTAAAAGAAGCCATCGAAGAAAAGAAGATTCTATTTGGTGAAGAAGAAATTGAAATCAAAGCAGTTAAGGCTGTTGTATTCGATGGACTAGATACATGGTTAGATACTACTAATATGATTGCTAGACTTAACCACATTAAAGGTAATGACCCTCGATTGGCTGATAAAGTCAAGATGGTTCCTACTCAATGGTTTGCTAGGACTCAAGAATATCAAAGACTGTTTAAGGCGGCTTGCCAACTTAATTGTCATAAATTCTTCATCACACATATGAAAGATATGCACGATGGATTTGAAATTGTGGGTCAAAAGCCAGATTGGGAAAAGTCTACTACTGCTAAGTTATTTCAACACGTTCACACATATCGTGAAGAAAGAGCAGGTGTTACCAAACTATATGGTAAGGTTTTGAAGTCAAAGACAAATGCTAAAAACGAGGGACAATCCTTTTTGTTGTTTGAAAACAATAAGGGTAAAGTAACTTGGAATGGTCTGGAGGCAATCAAAGACAACCAACTTTGATTCTCAAGACTTATTATTAGGGGTGCTGTTATGATTTGTAGAAAAGGTGAGAAGAATGATTATTATAGAAGGAAAAGAATTAGAAAAAGCGATTAAGATTTGTACATTAAGAGGTAAATATAATGAAGGTAGAAGCAATAAAATGGGTTCTCTATCTTCCAATATTGTTATTAAAATTGACGATAATGTTTACTTTCAAAATGCTAACGAGTTTACATATGTTTGTTATAGACCAACAATTGTAAGTAAGGATGGCAAGGGAACTTATATTATTGATACAGATATTCTGTTAAAGTATATTGTTAAGTCTGAAAACATGGAATTACATTTTGGTGCTAACTTAGAAGTTAGATGTAACGGGAGTATTATTACTATACCCCAAACGACTACTCATACTAATATGAGTGTAGTGGAAAAGTTAGGTGCTAGACTTAGAGATTTAGATAACAGAACTATTATGACTAATATGGATGAAGAGGGTATAGCAGTTACTGATACCCTCAAACTACAAACAGTAGTTAATCTAAGGTCAGAGTATGTTGTAAATGCTATTGATTTGGCTGAACGTGTAGGTAACTCTGTTTATAAGTTAGACTGGTATTACCCTACATTGAACATTTCGTCTTCTGAAAACAATCAGAAGGTTGAAACTAATGTAGAAGGTTATGATGATTCAACGCCTCGCAGGGCTACTGTTGAATTGTCTTTACCAATTAGTAATATAATCAAAGATGATGATGAATTAGTTATCTTATTTGATGATGAAAGACCTGCTGTTTTTGCTAACAGAAAGGTAACTGTGCTACGTGCGCCAAGACTGAGGAATTAAAATGGAAGAAATATTAGAACTAGTGGGAAACCTAGATATTAGAATTAAAGAATTGTTGAAAGGCTTAGGGGTAGATGAAACTTCTTTCTTAAAGAAGTATGCAGATAGCCAACCTATACAAATTGCATTTGCTATGGGAAGTAGAAGTATGGCTACTAAGTTTGCTCAAACTCTATTGGAACATTTACCTGAGGTGGAAGAAGAATGATGTGTCAAATATGTGAAAAACCAAACGCTGAATCAAGAGGGCTACATTGTGGTAAATACATTGTATGTAGTCCTTGTTTTGATGAGGCTATTGAAGCAAGAATGTTTCTATTGGGGAGGATGAAAGAATGAGTTTCTTTGAAGATAACGTCTGCGACAAAATACAAAAAAGAGCAGATGTAGGGAAAAGAAAGTATGGAGTAACTATGGAACGTGAGGATTTATCCACACTTGAATGGTTAGTCCATTTACAAGAAGAACTCATGGATGCGGCTGTTTATGTAGAACGGTTAATTGAGGAATTTGAAAAGATTGTTGCTATTGTAAAAGAAGGTGATTTAAATGATAAGGGGAATAAAAGTAGAGATTAAAGCCAACATTGATGATGATTCGTATTCTGAGGCTAACCTTGTACAAACAATAACTGATAATATCCAATGGGCTATTAATGAGTTTTTCGATATGGAAGTATTTGAATTGATAGTATGGGTTCATAAAGATTGGAGGGAAGAAGATGATAATTGATTATGTGGGTAATGAAATCAATCTAATTTATAGAGATGAGAATAATAACCGTGTAGTAGATAGAGAGTCTTTTGACCCATACTTTTATGTCAAAGTTGATGAAAAGGTTCCAAGACAACTCGTAACTAGAGGTAAGTTTGGAGAAAATAACTATGTCCTAAGATGTAATTCACAAGAAGGTCATTCTTTGGAAGGGTTTCCTCTTAAGAAAGTTTTCTACGGTCATCCAGATAATAGATTCAACGTAAAGAAAGGTCTTGAGAACATGGGTATTAGAACCTATCAAGGCGATGTAGATATGAGAAGATTATATTGCGTGGATAAACTGGAAGAAATAAAAGAATACAATCTACGCAAGTGGTACTTCGATATTGAAGTACAACAACAGGGTATCTATCATGATTCGATTACTGTGATGACTATATATGATAATTATACTGATACCTACTATTTGTTTGCATGGTTTCCTGAAGATAAACCACAATACATTTCTGGTTTTGAAAACCTTAATGTTGTAAATTACTTCTTCGATAATGAAGAAGATATGATGGAAAAATTTGTAGATATGATGGAAATACAAGACCCAGATATGATTCTAGGTTGGTATGTTTTAGGTTACGATATTCCTAAAGTAGTTAATAGACTGGTGGAGATGGGTATTGATGCAACACGACTTTCACCACTAAGAAGTATTAAGGGTGTTTATACGAGAGGCGATGCCATTCATTCTAATGTGGACAAATACTTTAACAGCGCACAACCTATTAGGGGCAGACTAACATTCTGTTTAATGGATAGATTTGAAAGACTGTGGACTGATTCACAAATGGGAACTCTATCTAGCCTGAAACTCGATGATTGTTCTAAGTTAGTATTGGGAGAAAACGAAGGTAAAGTTAATACATCAAAGTTCAAAGATTCTGAATTTTATGAACGTGCTTGGCTTGAAGATACTCGTATATACTTAGAGTATGCTATTAAAGATGTAAAATTGTGTGTGGATATTGATAATAAAATGAACATTAGTGAGAACAGTTTAGCCTTACAAAGACTAATCAAATGTCCCTTTGAATCCACGTTCCATAATTCACAAATGGCTGGCGTATATTTTATGCGTGTTGCTGATTGGATTGCACCTTCTGGTGTTAAAGGAACAAAGGAAAGTTTTGAAGCGGCATTCGTTATGAATCCTGATACAGAACATACCTTTGGATTACATAGAGATGTTGCCGTGTTTGATTTTAAATCTCTTTACCCATCAATGATGGCTTCCATGAATATCTCATGGGAAACTAAAAAGAGAACACCAGAAGAAGGAGATTACCCAGTTTGGTATAATACTCCTAAGAACCTAATGTTGTGGCAAGATGAACCTGACATACATTATTGTGGTAAATCAGAAGGCTTACTATCAAAGGCTGTAAAGGAACTAATGGCTATGAGAGATGAGTATAAGAAACTTAGAAAAGAAGCAAGTACAGATGAAGAGTATATGAAGTGGGATTCTGCACAAATGGCTACTAAGAGAGTAGTCAATGCTTTCTATGGTATACTTGCTAAGGATAATTATGGATGGGGAGATATGGAAATGGCTAAATCAATTACTGCATCTGCTAGAAGGGCTATGCGAGAAACTGCTTTTAAGGCTCAACAACTGGGCTATGAAGTTATTTACGGGCATACGGATTCTATATTTGTAAAGGTTGGCGGTATTGAAGATGCTAAGTCGTTGAGAATAAAACTTAATGACTTTATCTCTAAGGAAATATTCAGAGAACCAGTAGAGTTAGAATTTGAAAAATATGCTTCCAAGTTCTTCTTGTCGGCTAAAAAGAATAGATATTGTGGATGGTTGTCATGGAAAGATGGGGAACACCTTGAAGAAGAGAAGTTCTTTGTCATGGGTTTTGAAATGAAGAAAAGTAATGAAACACAATTTGCTAAAAGGTATCAAAGAAAACTATTAGAGATGGTCTCATCCTTTGAAGAAAAGGATAAAATTATCAAATACTGTAATGATTCATATAAACAATTATATACAGGGAATGTTAGTCTTAGAGATATAAGCAAAAGAAGCAGATTGCGCCGTAGGATAGAAGATTATATTACTATCGGCGGTGGTGTAGCAGGTATTATTTATTACAATCAACAACAGATTGGTAAGATAGAAAACGGTGATTCGTATTTCTTCTTTAAAGTAGATAATTCAAATCTTAAGGAAAAGTATTATATTTGGGAAGGAAAGTCTAATGAATTGGCATACATTTCATTTAGAAACTTCCATGAAGTTGAAGGTAAGTTTACTCCTGATTGGCAATTCATCTCTAAGGGTGAAGTTATTCAGAAGTCAATATTAATTTTCAAAAGTTTAGGATGGCCTATTGAGTTAATCAAGAAGGACATATATCAAAAAACTCTAACGGAGTGGTTTTAAATGGGTAAAAAAGAAGGAACATACATGAAAACGCTTAGAAAAATACATGAGCGTATACAGAAGAAGAAAGAAGAAACGAAAGAAATAGAACAGGAATTCCTAGAGGCTGTCAAAAAGGAAAGAGAAAATTGGCAGAAACAAGGAAATTGTACTATTTGTCTCACTAAAGGAGATACTGAATGGCATCATATTATTAGCCAACACAGATGTAGAGAAATACAATTAGAATATCTAATTCACTCTAGAACTAATGTGGTTGAGATATGTAGAAAGTGCCACGATGAAACTACTGCTAGTTTGAGAAGGAAACAAATTGAACAGAATGGTGGCACTAAAACAGTCAAGAATCCTAGTGGGGCTATGACTGTAAGACAACATGAGTACATTAAAAAGTTAGGTGGGGAAACAAGAATAACCACAAACATGACAAGAGGCGATGCTTCAAAACTAATAGATATATTAAAGGAGGAATCAAAGTGAAAGAATACGTGAAAGAATGGAGTCAAAAAGATATGGATAATGGTTTTACTTACCAATGGAATCCAGAAGCAGAAGGTGGACCAATATTGAAGATAACTAAATCTTCATTAGGTACTTTTAATTTCTGCCCTGCTTCTTATATTTATTCTTATGACCCCTTAGGTGATGGTAAAAGAAAGCAAAAAACTAGTGAGGCTATGTACAGAGGTACAGTTATTCACAATGCTCAAGAAAAGTTTTGGGATGATATGAATATAGAAAAGGCTATGGTACATATTGATGACCCCAATGCTTTAGTAAAGCATTTTAGGGAATATTACCCTGAAGGTGAGGATGAAATATCTGTTGCTATTTATAGGGCTATGAGCGCATGGTCGGCTGAAAGGTTTATTGATTCTATTAAAGAAGGTACTTTAGAGTTCTTTAAACCAGTTGCTAATGAAGTTATGCTAGATGCACATTATGTATTAGAGACAGAAGAATACGGAAGAGTAAATATACATTTACAGGGTATTATTGATAGAATGTTTTTCGATGGTTCTGGTTATGTACCATTAGAATTAAAAACTGGTCCCTGGAAAGATACCAAGAAAACTAACATGAGAAAAGAAATGGCTTTCTATCAATTACTATTTGAAGAATGTGAAGAAGAAAATCTAATCAAACAAGGTATAGACCCAACACATGGTATTACTAGTTGGGGTTGGTTTTTCCCTGCTTCTAATTACATATATGTAGAAGAGGTAAAGTCTAGGTCTATGACTTCTGTAATCAATTCAATTAAAAAATTGGTTACAAGTTACTTTGAAAAGGAATTCCCACATAAGTTCTTTTATAAGAAGTGTGAACATTGTGGTCATTACGAACATTGCGATGCAGTAGGTGGAGTGAATACATATGATTGGTTCTAATTCTGAATTAATAGAAATGATGTTAAAAAGACAATGGACTTTTGCTGAAGTAATGGATATGGAAAATATAATATCACAAATAGTTAAAGAGACTGAATTTGACATAAAATATGTAGTAGAATATTTAAACACAAAGGAAGATATAATGGGTGAGTTTCTACACAAGGTAACTAATCATATGAAGAAAGTCATAATAGAAGAATTACAAACTGCAACAGTTGTTCTAGAACGACCTGTACACCCTTTAGTAGATGGACTGAAGACAATGGATAAACTAGACTCATTAGTAGAAGAATTTACCGAAGTTAAACCTAAAGTAAATAAAAAGATGTCTAAGAAAGAAATTAAAGAAATGATTAAAAAAGACACAAAGATGGTGGGCAACAATGAAGTGCCAGAAGTGCAAAGCGGAACTAACGAATAAGGATGCCAAGCAATGTCATCTTTGTAATGCAATAGAGAATGCAAAAGAAGTTAGAGAATATTTAGATATGGTGGATTAAATGAAATTTCCTAGAGAAGTATGGGCGGGAAGCCCAGTAGAAAATGCAATACAACCTAAAAGGGTGGTGGTTAAAAACGAAGACTATTTTAGACACTTTGTAAATAATCACAACGGTAGAATGAATGTCTACACTTCTGTATATGATTATGATGAGTTTTCAAATAACAGAGGTTTAGAACACACAGTAAGTATTGACCGTATATTTTTAGACATAGATGCACATAGCGGGGAGTTAGAACAGGCTTATGATGATTTGAAAAGATTACATAAGTGGCTTTTAGCGGAAGACTATGTGCATAATTTGGCTTTTAGTGGAAGAGGGTTCTATATTTTTGTTCACGGTCTTAGAACATTTGACTTAAGAAGAGTAAAAGCCTTCTATAATATATGTCATGATGTTATAAACAAGTCAAAGACCTTAGACAGTAGAGTTATTAACACGGCTAGACTAAGAAGAGTGCAAAATACATATCATATGGGTGCTAAAAGGTTTTCAATCAATTTAATTAGTGAAGATTTAGATAATTCGTTAGATTATATACTAAATTTGTCTAAAAAACCAAGAAAAGTAGCAACAAAGTATTATGGAAGTAAGAAAGTTGATTGGCCTGACGTAAAAAAGATGGAAGTAGCGGAAATAGAGATAAAAAGTGTCGAAAGTCCCGCTACTTTACCTATTTTACCCTGTTTAAAGGCCGCAGTTATGACTCATAACCCTTTACACCAAGTTAGACACTATTTAGTCCAATGGTACAATGAAATACTAACAGATATGGTTATTTTTGAAGAAAATTTAGATTGTAGACAAGATGAAGTCGCAGGTGAGGCTTTAAATGACATTGTAAACATTATTTGTAAGGAAATTGATGAAATTTCCTCTAATGAAGATGTTTGGATTGATTATAATGCCCCTAAGACGAGAAAAGCGGTGGATTACGTGGTAAAGAAGAGATATTTAGCCCCATCGTGCCAAACTTTAATCAATAATGCCTACTGTGTAGGTAAATGTTGGAGATACCCAAAGGTGAATAGTAATGATAATTGATTCTAGAGAAAATTCTTCTTTAAGTGAAGAAGTGATTACCTGTTGCGAATTAGCAGGTATAGAGTATGAGAAAAAGTTCATAGAAGTTGGTGATTATACTTTTGGCGATGTAGTAATAGAAGCAAAGAGTATGGCTGATTTCTTAGCCTCAGTTAGAAACAAAAGAATCTTTAATCAGATAAGTAACATGGAAGATAACTATGGAAAGTGTTTTGTTATGATTTATGGTAATATATCTAAGGCAACTGAATATCTTAATACTGTTAGAAATATGACTTACTTTCAACAGAAACAATGGGCTGAAAAACTTAGAAGAATGGTTTATGGTGCTATTTCAGCAATAGCACTAAACACAAATACTACTCCTATCTGGGTTACATCTCATATGGAAGCCGCTAATATCATAACGGCTATGAGATATAACATGGATAAAGATGTAGATTTACAAAAGATGTTACCTAAGAAGGTAAGAAGTGATGATGTTAGGGTTGATATACTAACACAAATAACGGGTATTAGTATAGATAAAGCAAATGCTCTTTTAGAACATTTTGGTTCTGTTTATGAAATAGCAGGACTAGATGTAAAGGATATTATGGTTATAGAAGGAATAGGTAAAGTTACCGCATCAAATATATTAGATGCACTAAGAAGTAGAATAGAGGTGAAATATTAATGCCAGAAGACATAGACGTAGACGAATGGGAATTTTATGAGGCAATAGAAAAAATGTCTCAAGGGGAAGCCATAAAAGAAATAAGAGCAAAGGTGGAACTTCCTCCCATTGTAAAAAGATGGGTTGATGTTGTTTCTGAGTTTTCTTTACATAACCAGTATGCGGCTACAATGGCCTTTTACACTACTGTTGGTCAGTTAGTTAAAGACCATGTTAGAATACCTGTGGGTAAACTAGCGTTAGATACTAGAATACATTTCTGTTGGATTCAAACAGCAAGAAGTGGTAAAACAACAATGTTTGACTTTTTATCCCCAGTATGGGATAGAGCCTTTACTAAGATTAATAACCACCCTTTAACTTTAACTAAACCAAGAGGACCGTTAAATGGAGTTAATGAATTTACTTTATCTAATCCCGATGCCTTTACCGACCAAGCACTTTTAGGGACTATTAAAATAGACCAACAAAATCCAGAGTGGGCTAGGGGAAGAGACCAAGATAACGTAGACTTTGAAGGTAATCCTATACCAGAATTTATTGATGTACCAATTGCAGGTGCGTTATTTGGTTCTGGTATTATTGCCTTTGATGAGTTTGAACATTCAGGTATCTTCAAGGAAACGCAACACAAACAAGATACAGTAATGATGTTTCAAAAGTTCATGAATAGGTTAGATTCTGAAACCCATTTAATCAAGAAAAGATTAACCGAATGGGGGAAAGATTTAGTTGTAGATTGTCAAAGAAGTTTGTGGGCTACAACGTTACCCCCTCAGGGATTAGAAAAGGTTATCCTTACAAAAGGAGTATTCCAAAGAATGTGGTTATATGTTAGAGAAGTTCCTGAATCATTGAAAATGAAAATGGAAGAAGATTACATAGATGCAGTAGGTGTTATAGATGAGTCATCTGATGATACTGATGCCTTCGCAGAAGAGTTTTCAGATATGTTATATGATTTATACAAGTGGTGTAAAGATAGACATGAGAAGACTGGGGATAAAAGAAAGGTTGTCATATGGTCAAAGGATGCACAAGCGGCTTTGAAAGTAGTTTGGAAAGGTATGCGTAAATATATGGATGGTTTTTCAGACCACATATTTGAAGCATTGAATACATTCCTAATGAATACTATTAACAACGTATGTATAGCAGCAGGTATTTGCGCTATTGCTGAGAAGAGTCCCACAATAGAAAGACGACACGTTTTACAAGCAAAAACCCTAACAGATAAAAGTTTTGATTCAATCACAACATGGTTCAGTAATAAATTAAAGAAAAACCCTAAGAGAATACAAGAAAAGGGAAGAGAAGCAGTTATAGTAAAAGTCTTTGATAGTTGTGCTAAAAAGGATGGATGGGTTTCTAAGACACAAATGGTTAATACTTATATGAAAATGACTCAAAAAGGAAGGGCTACTTTTTACAGAGAATGGGATAACGTAGAACACCTTTTTGATGAGAGAAGAATAAATGGTAATCGAGTACAGATAAGGAGGAAAGAAAATGAAAAGTGAAGTGGCAAGACAGATAGCAGATTATCTGAGGAATGAACTAGATGTGGAACAGGTGATTGACCTGTTCTTATATTGTGTGGATGCAGATTTGGCAGAAAAGGTTAATAAACTTGCATCATCTGGTTATGAACATCAAGAGATACTTGATATACTAACGGAGATGTTTAAAAGTGAGTGATATACTATCAATAGATATAGAGACAGCAAATACAGCCGCCGATATAGGTGGATGGCAAAATACCCATATGTGGAAAGTTTCATGTGTAACTACAACTGATGGTATTAATAATACAGTTTACATTGATGAACCTGTACAGATTAATAATGCAGTAGTTAAATCATTGAGGCAATTGAAATATGATTTGGATGACCACTTCCAAAAGGGAGGTAAATTACTGGGTCATAATATTGTGGCCTTTGATTTACCCGCACTTAGGGATTCTATGGACATATATATTACTAGAAAATACCTAGAAGATAGAGATAGTAGGTGTATTGATACTAGTCGGCTAATGACAAAGGCTAGTGGTAAAAGGGTTCAATTAAATAATCTGGCTAAGTGTAACTTAGGTGAAGAGAAAAGCGGTGATGGTTTAACTGCTGTACGTTGGTGGGGTGAAGGTAAATACGAGGAAGTTGCAAAGTATTGCCTGTTAGATTCTCAATTGACCTTGAATGTGTATAACATGGGTATTGAGAATAAAAGTCTTAAATTCTTCGATGAAGATGAAGGCGATTATGTTATTACCAAATTAGATTGGTAAAATTTTTAAGAAAAGACTTTAGGGTGTCTTCCCCATTCGGGGAGGGCATCCTATTTTTTTTGGTTTTTTCTCAATTTTAAACTTAGTTTTTTAGACCTAAAAAATAGACTTCTGGAAATAGCAAATAGTAAAAAGTAAAATGAACATTCTAGGGCAACTAACATAAAAAAACTTTTTCCTGTAAAACACATTTGATTATCGAATGTAGTTATACATATTTCTATCATATAGTTACTCCCTTGTGTTTCTTAAATCTTGCCTAATATCCGCAGACGACTCTATAGACATACCATAAGAGGGTAAGAAATACTCTAAAGCCCCATTAACTAAGTGTAATAAAAAGTAGTGCTCTTCAAATCTATTTATATAATTTTCTACGGCTTTTTTATAGGCTGGTATACTACGCATACTGGGGTGTGTATGTCTATCGCCAGAGAGGGACTCATTTCCAGACATATCTATATTAAGTTTTGGTATTTCTGAGTAATAGAAATTTTTAACAATTTTACTGAAAGCCAAAGTAAAATCCTTTAACGTCATTCCATCCGCCTCCCTTTCTATTTCATTTCTATATACACTAAACATATTTGAGTAAGCAGTAACTAAATGATTAATTCTATTCTTAACGTCATTAAAATTATAACCTTCATAAAATTCCTTTGTCTTTGGGGTAATACTATTTCTAGGTAAATCTAAAGGAGTAAACGAATCATCTAGTTCTCCGCTATCTAAAAACTGTTTAATCCTTAAACCAGTTCCCTTTGTCTTAGGTCTGACTTTTATGAAATCTAAAATTTTCTGATGCTTTTCTTTTGTAGATTCGTCAGTATGATTGTATAAGTTTTCGTCAAACTTTAGAATACTGCGCCAGTCCATTTTAATCACCTAATTAATGTCATAGTAAAACAAACTATCAATTACAACAGTTTCTCCGTTGTCTGTCCGAACACTTTCCTCAGTAGTAACATTAAATTTATCTTTAATCATTATTCCCTTTTCTCTAAAAATTTGTTCAGAAACTTCCATTAGGCTTGATTGTTTCTCACCCTGTTTGGGAGTTTTAACTATCACAAACCCTCTATCTTGACGTGGTAGTTTTTGTGTTTCTGAATATCCACCTATATCAAAATAAACTCTAATACCCTGAGTGCCTAAACTTTTGATAATTTCAACGGCTTTTTCTACTTCTTGTCTAAACTTCGTCATTTCTTGCGACTCGTTTTTATTTTTTCTTCCAAACCCAAATAGGGGTGCTTTTAATACTTCTTTCCAACTCATATTATTCAATTCCTTTATTGCATTGACCCACCACGATTAAGTTCTCGTTGTTCCATTGTGGATTCTGGTACTCCCATCTTACGTTCTAACATTTGCATATACTCATGTATAACTTTTTTATCTTCTGGGTTTGTTTCATTTAAAAATAACTTCATCATTCTAGGGTATTCTTCTCTAGCCTGTTGGTTTTTTATTAGTGTATTTTTCCAATTCATATTATTCATCCTCTGTTATAGGCAGTATTTTTTCTGAGTCTGCCATAATACCCAGATTTACTCTTCTTTCCTCAGCATCCATTAAATTTTTATGGTTCAAGGCTATTATAGCCATTTCCCTATCATGTTGTTGTCGAAGGTGTACTTCTTGTTGATTTAGATTAACTATATCAGGGTGTAAATTAATTTCACCCTGTTGCTCAGACTTCCATAGTTCAAGCATAGAGGTAACAATAAGTAAAGCAGGACCACCAATGATAGCCAATAGAGTAGCGTAGCCATCAATATCATCAATAACCTTTTCATCACCTAGACCCGACCAGATAATTAAACTGGCTAAAGAAACCCACGATAATACAATAGGCACTCCTATTACCAACATCATTTTGTCATTAAAACTTTTATTACCCATTTTTATTCCTCTTTAATAAAATCTTCTATTAATAAAAACTTTTCCATATCCTCTTTCAAACTAAACATATTAATATTTTTACCCTGTTGTGTTCGGTGTTCTGCACTAAAACTTATAGCAAAGTCGCTATCATTTCTCAAAAAATAATCTAATTTATTAGTAGTGGGTACGTTTCTATTCATCGGTGTTACTATATCCAATAGTTGTCTAGCCGTCATAGGTCTGTTATTTTGTTTATTCAAATAATCAATAATTTGTGCCTTTAGTTTAGGTTTAAAGACTTTTGCATTTTTTAATATATCTTGCCATGTCATAGTAAATTCACTCCTGTTAGTATTGACGCACCCGCCAATGTTATGAATAATACGGTTCTTTTTAATAAACCTATGTCCTTTTCGATATGGAAAAGGTGGTTATCCTTGATTGTAGAGACCGATTGGTTGAGTTCTGTAACCTCAGAAACTAACCAATTTATCTTTCCATCCATATCTCTATTTAGGACATCATCTAAATCATCCATATATAAGACTCCCACATTCTACTATTTAAGTTTTAATATCAATTTAGTATGATACACATATACATTGTTGAATTAATGTGAATAACTGTGTATATTTTTCCCGTAGCCAAAGTAAAGCCTGTGGTTTGATTTCCAATAGTAGCCATTTGTGCATCAACAATTAAATCAGATGA